TGACTAAGATTCTTTTATTCATATTATTTCTTGTTAGTTGTATTCGGTTTATTCGTCAAGCATTTACAATTATGCAATAAACAACAGCTTCCAATCCATAATTTAAAGATACACACTATTTTATTTCCTTAATTTGATCTCTTAAATAATCTACTTCTTTTGTAAGCAACTCAATAGTTGTTTGTTGTTTGGCAACCCAAAAAGTAACTCCAATAACTTGTGCTAATATAAATCCAAAATAGATGATTAACATTTTAGGAGAGAAGTAACCCTTAATTTCTCTTAGGTTTTTTTTAATATAAGCAATTTCATCTCCATGATCTAATAAAACTTTTTGAATGTTTTGTATTAATCTGAATGTTACTTTAGATGTTTCCATAGGCAATAATGTTTGAGGTTTATGCCTTCCTTGTGTCTTATATCTAAAGATTTGGACTTAATAAAGTTATTTATTATAAAATTTATTTACTGTGTCTAAGTAGTTGTTCCAAAATGATTTTACATCTTGAACGTAATCATTTGCGAATTTAGACCAATAAGATTTAATATCTGAATAGTTCAGCATATCATTCTCCTTTGTGTAAAAGTTATATTCTTCGTTATTATAAACCATGCGTATTATATGGTGTTCAATTTTGAGATTACAATACTACTTAATATTTAAATGTAATTTAACAGTTTCTATTATGCTGTTAATGTATGCTTCGTATTTCCAACCTAGAAACACTCCAATTATTAAACCTATTATTAATGTAATCATATTATTAATTCTGTTAAGTTTTTGTTATTTCCAACTGTTCCTTTAATGAATACATTAAAAGCTAAACTAATTCTAGTGTTATCTCCTTGTTTAGTTTCTACCATGTGGGTTAATGATGATGGGAATAGTATCACATCTCCAGTCTTAACTGAAAACCACCAAGTTTCTGAGTTCCAAATATTCCAATCTTTTGTTTCTAATTTAATTGTTTTATATTTTTCATTAAAGAATTTAATCTTGTCATGTTCTTTATTACAGTTAATATAAAAAACTCCTGATACTAATGAATTTGGATGTGCATGCTTATGATGATATTGATTTGTTTCAGTATAGTTTAGCCAAGACTGTGTTATGTATGGTGTTACATTATTAGCTGGTGAAATAACTTTATTAAAATAATCTTGTATTATTAAATCTAATTGTTCTTTTAAATTTTTAAATGTTTTATTATTAAGTATGTAATTATCATTTGATGTTGTATTACCTTCGTTATTAAAAATATCTAATTTATTCTTATCAATAAATGATAATTCTTTTAATGTTAATTCTCTATCTAATTTAGATATGTATATTGGTGTTGGAAATATACTATTAATTGTTGCTTCCACTTTCCTTCCTTTCGTTTTTTAAACTACTATACTTCTACTATATCCCAAGTCAATTTTGATTCGTTCCAAGTATATCTATTGTCATCTTGTGGATAAGTAACTGGTGCGTTCCAAAGACAAGTATCTTCGTTTAGCACCCAAGAGTTAAATGGTTTTTTAGGAATAAAGGCATCTCTTGTTTCGTCATAAGTATAACCTATTCCTGCAAAGTTTTTTCTAAAATTGTTATTGTATGACGTTTGTTTCCAAACATCTCTTGTATTATAAAGTTTATTAATAAAATCTGAACCAGCTTGTTCTGTAGTTGCAACATCATTAGATATTACAATTACTTGCTCAACTATATTTCCTACTCCTAATTTTGCAAAATGTGCCATAAATTATCCTGTGTAAGTTCCTGATGCGTTAAATACTAATATTGTGTCTGAACCAGATGTTGTAACTGTTGGAGAACCTGTTGTAGTTCCTGAATAATTAGCAGTTGGCATACGAAGTATTACAACTCCTGAACCACCAGAACCAGCAGTACCATAACCACCAATATCACCACCTCCACCACCACCTGTATTTGCTGTTCCTGAAGTTGAGTCTATATCATTTGGATTAATTCTACCTCCTGAACCACCACCACCAGTTCCTCCTGTACCAATATTTAGATATCCACCACCACCACCACCACCGCCTCTTGTAACTGAAGAACCTGTTATTGAAGAAGCTACACCAGCTCCACCAGTTCCTCCTGTATTACTACTTAAACCATTTCCTCCTACTGCACCAGCACCTCCTCCTGCTCCTCCAGCAGCAGCTAATCCAACATAACCAGCACCACCTGCATATCCTTGATTTGCTGTACCAGCTCCTCCACTAGAATATTGAGCACCAGCACCACCACCTGAACCACCAGAATTACCAACAGTATTATATCCTGCACCAGATCCACCACCAGTAGAAGTTATTGTTGTTAAACCTGTTCCTGAAATAGAAGAAGCTACACCATTCACACCTGCAGTATTTGGAGTTGCACTACCAGCACCTCCAGCACCAACTGTAATTGTATAAACTGTTCCATTATTAAATGTTAAACTAGATTCAGCACTTCCACCACCACCAGAAGAACCATAAGTAGCATTAGAAGAACGATATCCCCCTGCACCACCTCCTCCTCCACCTTCTCCATATGGATTATAACTTAATCCTCCACCTCCACCACCTGCTATTACTAAAAAATCTACTGAATAAGGAAATGCAAGAGCTGTTGTTCCTTCATTAGCAGCAGAAGTTACTTTCCAACCACTTGTTGAATCTATATATGTTAAAACTAATGCTTCATTATTTTTTGAAATTTTTACATTTGAAGTTTGAGATTGAATTTTCAATCCATTAGGATTAATCGTTAAATTGTTTGTAGCAAAAGTTCCTGCGTAATCTACTATCTGAACATAATCTCCAACAGATGGTGAAGCAGGCAGAATTACTGTGAAAGCTGATGAAGTTGTATTGCAAGGATAACCTTTACCAGCAGATGCAGTAAATCCTGTTGTTTGAACTGATTGCCAAGCTGTACCTGAAGATATAGTAGTCCAAGATAAAGTTCCTGAAGCATTAGAAGTTAATGCTTGTCCAGTTACTGTTGCGTCTGTACTTGGTAGTATATAAGTTATGTCGGAACTTAAACTAGCAGGAGCTTTAAAAGCTACATAGTTAGTTCCATTGGCAGTAGTTTCTCTAAAACGAATTTCTTTTTGATTATCAATAATTAAATTTACTGTAGATGTTGTAACTGTATCTGAAAGAGTTAAAACTGTTCCTGTTGCAGATGTAGATAAACCAGTTACTGAAACCGAAGAATCTAACCAATCAACTGTATTAGCTGTATAGTTAATTGTTGCAAGAGATATTGAATCAGCACCATCATAAAATTTTAAAGTAGGATTTGTTGCATTTGTTGTGTCTAACCAGATTTGACCAGCGACAGCACCAGTTGGTAAAGATGTTCCTGAATTTGTAGTTTGAATTGCTGATAGTGCATTATTAAGATCGCTTCTAAAAGAAGGAAATGTTTGATTTGCTATGTTGTAATCGTGTTGTGCCATCTATCTAATATCCTTTAGCTATATAATCAAATGTTTTTGATATTCCAGTACCAGAACTATTTTTAAATGCAACATCAAAACCTGATACAGTTTTGTTAGTTAATAAGAAATAATCTCCTGTGGACATTCCTTGTGCTGTAATACCTACTGCATAATTAGCAGAATAAAAAGGTAAAGTAAAGGAAACTGACTTTGTTCCTGTTCCTGAAACAATATCATTTCCACTAAATATCCTATCTTGCATATCAACAGTAACTGATAAAGCTGAAACAACTGGAGTTGAAACACCATCTAAAGAATTTAATCTCATTTTAAATTTATAATACCTAGCTGTATAATCACCAATTACAAATGCTCTAAATGAAGTATAAGTTATATTGTCGTCAGAGGTAGCAATTTCTAAACTTGTATTTGTATATGCTGGTGCATTTCCATCAAATGATCCTGTCGCATCATCAAATAATGTAAACCCTCTACCAGAGTCAAATAAATCGGTAGGATCTTCTGCATACTGTGTAATTGTTGCTGTTATTCTTGAAGTATAAATACTTCCTAAATTAATTGGTGCAGAAAATAAATAAATACCTTCACTTGCTAATGACGTAAGTCTTAATGCTGCACTAGATAAAGTCAAATTTGTTTTTGTTCCTGAAAATGTTGGTGACTCAGTTTGTGTTGTTATTGCGTTAAAATTTCCTACAGCTAATAAACTTGTAGATATAATTGCTTCATTAACAGATAAGTTACCAGCTTTATCAATTGCTTTAATTAAATAAGAACCTACTCTAGCTGGAACGGTTATTGTCGTTGCTGGTCTTGCAACTTTTTCAACTAAAGAAACTGAGTTAATCCAAGTAGCACCAGTTGTTAATGTAGAATATCTAATAGCATAATAAGCTAAATCTAAATCTGGTATATTTTTCCAAGATAAGTGTGCATCTTGTCCAACAATGTTACATGCGAAATTTTCAACATCACTTGGCAAAGCAGTTCCACCAATTATTAACCTTGAAGCTGAAGTATATGTTGATGAAGCACCAAGTGTATTAAATGCTTTAACTCTTACATTATAAGTTTTATCATCTATTACATTTAATATTCTTTGATTTAAACCTTTTCCTTGACCAGATATAATGTAATCAGTATCTGTGCTTAGTTTATATTCAACTTGATAGTAATCCACAAAGCTATCTGGTGATGCACCGATTGTTACATCTAAAGCTGTAATAACAACTCCATCTGAGTATTGAATTAATTGATCGCTTAAAGTAACTAAAGCTGGTGCAGAAACATTGTTTGGATTGGGTAATGTTGTGTCAGCTATTGTTGGTGCTTGTGCTTTAGAACTCCAAGTATAAAAATTATCTTGATGTTCAACTAATTGTAATCCAACTGTGCTATCTGAATTAATAGCAAGACCCATAACTCTAAATGGTTTTGCACTAAATCCACCAGTAGAATAAGTAAGATTAACAATATCTCCAATCGTTAAATTGATTGCTTCAGAAGTACATTTAACTTCAACTCCTAAAGCATCTCTTGATCTTCTTAATATAATTTCACAAAGTTCTTCAGCTTGATATGGATTAGTAATATGTTTAAAATCAAATCTACCTTCTAATAGAATTGAATTGTCAGCAGCTAACATTGTTGCAAATTGATCTCCACTAGGCAAACCAGAATCATCAAATGGTGGAAAAGATACTGTATCATTTTGCCAATCTTTATTTGGATTAGTAAATGTTCCTATAACTCTATTGTATTTAGAGTTTTTCTTTTCTCCAAGAATTTTAATACCACCAATTATATTATCAGAAGTTAATGTTAATGCAGAAGAACCAGAATCTTCTATTATAAGTTTGTATGTTCCTTGAGTGTAAGTAAATATTGCTCTCATAGGAGTTAATA